ATAAAACGGATCACCTGGCATATGGTACTCTTCCATCTCACATGTCCCGCAGCTTGGCGATCCCGGCGAAACCCAGCGCCTCGTCCAGCTTGACCTTGCTGGCCTCGATCCGGTTCTCCAGCGCGAAAGCCAGCGCCGATGCCAGCATCCGCACAAAGCTCTGGCGGAACATCCCGTCCCACACCTCTTCGGTGGCCGCCCAGGTGTAATGGACTTGGATCATCTCGACCTTGGTGTTGATCTGGCGAGGCCCGAAAGACGTGGTCGTCGTCCACTCGACCGGACGCGGGTCGAGCGGGTCGGAGTCCTTGGGGAAAAGCTGGCGTATGCGAAGCGCGTCGACCGGATACGGGTAGGCGTGAAACCACGGCGTCGCCGGCACGGTGGCAAGGGCAATCAGTGGTTTGATCGACAGCGAAAAGTCATAATCGCCATCGGTCAGCAGGAAGTCGCGCAGCGGCTCGTAGAGCAGGTTGACGTATGTCGCCTCGGCGGACCCGTCGTCCAGCGAAGCCATCGTCGAGCGGGTGCCGATCTGGGCCAGCGCCTCGCGGGCGACCTCGATCCGGTCGGCCATTTATTGCTCCTTGCAGGGGTCGCCGCAGCGCTTCTCGAGGTCGGCGATGCGGGCCTCGTAGAATGCCGTCAGGCTTTCGATCGAGAGGCCGAGCTGCTGGTACGCCAGCACGGCGCTGCGAACGGATGGCGGTGCCTGCGGCGCGCGCGGCGCCTTGTCCTGGGCCAGCGCCATCACGGGCAGCAGCATGAATGCCGATGCGATTGTCCTAGCAAACATGCAGTGCCCCGGTGCCGGGGAGCACATAAAGTGTTCCGGCCGGCAACCCGATGCACGAGTTCGGCAAGTTAGGAAACCCTACCGGGCCAGCCAGGAGCACGGTGGCGTTGAACTGCACCGTGGCGTCGGTTGGGGTGCCTGAGACCACCAGTTTGTGCGTGCCGGGATCGACGGTCATCGTGTAGAGGTGGTTCACTCCGGCAATGTCAAACAGCCAATCAGCCGATTGGCGAAATTTTACCTTGGTAAAGAACTCGATGCCATTGTTCGCCGTGTCGTCGGAGTTGAATACGAGGTTGCTGTTGATGTCGGCGGCGATACTGAAGTGATGCTTCGCCGACGCGGCGTCGGTGTACCAGAACTTGATGCCGGGGCCTTTCACATTTGCTCCCGTAGTCGCTTCCGGCTGGATGTCGAGGCACGACCCGTTGGATACGATCGACGCCGGATCGCAGATGAACCCGCGCAGCCACGTCGTCAGGCCGGGCTGCTGCACGCTCAGCGTACCGACGACATATCCATCCCGAACATTGCTGGTCAGCGCCGCGGTCGAGGTTCCATAGAGTCCGATGCCGCGCAGCCGGTCGTTCGGGGAGGCCATGTTGAAATCGGCCTCGTAGCCCGCCAACACCTTGCCGGTGCCATTGACATCGGTCGTATTGAGGACATTGTTCATGCCCCAGATCGCGGAGTTGTTGACCTCGGCCTTGCTGATCGACATGAACGCAACCGCGTTGCCGCTCTCGCCGAGCGAGGGCGTGCGGTTCACCATGTAAGCGCCGACCGCGCTTACGTTCTGCGCCGTCGATCCGGCCGGCACGTCGGTTCTGACCTCGAACGTGTTGTACTGCGGCAGGCCGAACAGATCGCCGTTGAGCACCGTGCCCTGCGTGTTCTCGATTCTGCTGAACCAGGAAGTGGTAGTGTAGGGAGCGGTGTTGTTTCCGCTAACCTGCAAGCCCTTGGCGTCTGTTACGAGGGGGCCGCCGCAATCCTTGATAAAGGTGCCCAGTACGTCGTTCCAGCACGTCAAATTGTTGATTACTGTAGGGGCTCCACCCACGGTATTGCCCGCGCCCTGCCCAACAAACGGATAAACAATTCCGTTTACCTCGAGCACGGGGGTCGTCTGCGGCGACCTGGTGCCGCCCCAGATGATCTTGCCGCTCTTGGCGTCGATGCAGAGCTTGTAATAGCCGCTCGGCGCGTCGGTCGGATCGCTATAGTCGCAGCGCCCGCCCACCGTCGCGTCGCCGGTAGTGATTATCTGGCCGGCTGGAGCGCCGCCCACAGGGGCGCCCTGACGCGCCCGGTTGTTCCCCCGAAACATGACAGGAGCGTTCTGGAGGACGGTGCCTTCCTGCGTGATCGCGTTCTGGGCGCGCCCTTCGGGTGCAAGGGCGCACAGCGCTAGTGCGACGGCGAGAACCCTCTTCATGAGCGCGAGGTCGGAACGAGCTCGCCGAACGGCGTCGCGATGGTCCACTCCTCGCCGTTCTCCAGGACCAGATCGCTCCAGCCCGGGTCTTCGCCGCAGGGCGAGGCTTCCATGATGTAGCGTATTGCGATGGCGATCGGCTCGGGGTCCACGATCCCTGTGACGACGCGCTTGGTCAAAATGAACTCGTCGGTTGAAAGCGGCATCCGGTATCTCCTACGGCTCAGGGTCAAGCGAGCGTGACCCGCTCTGCGCGGTCATTGCGCGGCCTGCGGTGGACCCTCGCCCACCGGGGTCGGAGACCTGCTCACGGTGGAGCGCCGCTCCACCGGGCCTGACGCCGGGCGCGGCTTGTTCGTGCCGGGGACGTACCGGCTCTCGAAATCGTCCCCGGTGGTCCCCGGCAGATGGTCGACCGGGGTCATCGTGCCGCCGTTGCGAGCCAGGCGTTCCTCCTCGGCGGCGAGCATGGCTTCCGCCTCCGCGTCGAGCGGGACCATCTCGGTGGTGGCGCTCTCTATCGGGTACGGCGTGCCGTCGCCGACGATCGTGCCGCGCTCCGGGCCGAGGTGCTCATTCTCGGTGTCGCCCGGCAGCCACGCCGGGGTTTTCATCTCGGCGTTCATCAGGTGATGCGCCGCGCGCAGGCGGAAGCGGGCCATTCTCTCTCCTTTGGGCCGTCACCCCTTCGGGTATTGGTCCTCGTTGGGGTTTTTCGGCCTGGCCTCGTCGCCCTCCGGCGGCTTTGGCGTGGCGACGCCGCGCGCGGGGGCGGCACCGCCGCGGGTTGGCGCTGTCGTGGCGGTGTGCGACGGCTCGCGCGCCGGGCCGGGTTCCGCACCTGACCGGGGGTGCGCGCCTGCCTGCGTGCCACGGGACGGGATCGAGGGCGCCGGCTCGCCCGGGGCACGACGTGGCGCCCCCTGACCGCGCTTTTCGCGCTCCTTGGCGTCCTCGCGCTCGAGGTGCTGCTGCTCGCTCACCGGCTCGGACCCCTCGTCGAGCTTCTCCTGTTCCTCCTTCTCCTTCTCGCGCGCCTGCCTTACCTCCTCGCTCTGTGTGCCGCCCCAGTCGGGCTCGGAGCCGTAGAGCCTCTTGTGCAGTGCGGCGACCTTCTCGCGCGCCCCGTCGTCGAGCGCCTCCATCTGGGTCGAGGGTTCGGCGTCCGACTTGTCCGGGTTTTTCCACGGGTGCTCGGTGTCGTCGCCGACCTCGGTGCCGGCCTCGAGCCGCTCGCCTGACACCGGGGCGATGTGCGGCGCAAGCAGTCTGTATTTCATTTGGTTGCTCCTCAGTTCGGCACGGTCGAGCCGGCCGGGTAGACGACGTAGTCCCGACGGTCGAGCACGAGCGCGCCGACGATCTGGCCGGTGCTGTGGGTGCCGGCGCTGACGTATTGCAGCCGGTAGAAGCGCGGCAGCGGCGCCCCGGGCGGGGGCCGCGGCACGTCGATCGGCAGCAGATACCGGCCCGCCACCAGGTCGGCCTCGAGCACCGCCGCGCTCTCGGCGTAGGTCACGTAGGTGCCGGGCGTCCCGCCCCCGGCATCCGGCGCCCCCTGGAACTGCACCTGCAGCGAGGTGCCGGCGGTGAAGGCGGTCTTGACCGTGACCAGCAGCTTGATGGCCGGGTTGTCGCCGATGCCCATGTCGCGGGCGTTGACGAGGTCGACGATGTTCGTGCTCTGCTGGGTGCCGGTGGTCGGCGTGTCGTAATTTGCGGTTATCGAGCCGGCAGTGCCGGTGAATACCAATGCACCGTCTTCAATCATGACTCTCTCCTGCGCCGCCGAGGCTGTGCCGCCGGCGGGGTGTTTAAGGAGTGTTTACGGTGGAGCGCCGCTCCACCGGGCCTGAAGCGGGGCTTACGGTGGAGCGCCGCTCCACCGGGCCTGGGCGGTCGAAGCAGCGCTTCGACCTGGATCAGACGACGCGGGCTTCGGTCGACAGGATGGCGTCGCAGATGCGCACCGGGATGCCGCGAAACGTGGTCACCGCGCGACCGTCGAACTCCTCGCGATTCAACAGCACGTTGACTTTGTTCATCGCCTGCAAATCCAGGTACGTCGCGACCACCCGGTTGCAGTAAATTACCGTCTGCCCCATCGACCCCGCGATCTTCGGCGTGTCGGACGTCTGGATGTTGGTGGTGCGCGTGGACGTCGTCGGCAGGCGGTAGAGCGCCCGCACCAACCCATTGATTAAATTCGCCGCCGTGCCGCCGTTCAACAGCGTGACGTCGATGTTGGCGAGCCGGGCATTATAACGCCAATCCCGCACCGACAATCCTATTTCCCATTTGTAGTGGTCGCGGTACGCCATGTACGTATTGCCGTTGCCGTCCTGCACCGGCCACTCGCCCATGTCCTTGTGCTGCAGCCCGGTGATTTTGCCCTTTGGAAATATTCCGTGCGTCGTGTTGGCGCCCCAGGTAACAACCCACACGCTTGTATTTGTACTGCCGGTGCCGCCCATGTCGACGACGTTGGCGGCGGACGCGCCGGTCGCGGTGTTGACCGTGGAGTAGCGCGGCGCGAGCCCGGTGAAACGCTCGGGGGTGACCGCTTCATTTCCATAAATCAAGGTCGTCGCAATCTGTTGGTTCATCCCCTCCAGGAACGCCATGTTCTCGGAGGCTCTGAAGTTCTCCCGGTCGCCTGCCAGATTGACGATGTCGCTGTCGATAAGAGCAAACGCCTCCAAATTTCCACAGGTGTCGACCACCTGTGCCGTCGTGCTTTTCGATCCGGGAACGCCGTAATTCAAAAGCCGCCACGTCGCGGTCGGCAGCCCGGTCCTGACCGTCGTCTTGTGGCCGGTCGGGAGATTCCCTTCCAGGGTCAGCATGTCCAACAGTATTTCGTTGGTCTGGCTGAGCAATTCGATGATCGTGCCGACCCGATAGCCGTCCTCGACCCGTTTCGCCCAATCGGCGTAGGTCATGACGGTGGTGCCTAGAGTTGCCATAAGCTGCGATCCTCATCTGAGCGGCCCGTTGCTGCGGGAGCCGTTGGGATAAAAGACTTCGCCCAAGTCTCTTGGGGTGCGCGAGGAGCCTGCCGGGCCGCCTTGGATCGGGCCGCCTTCGGAGAGGGCCTTGGCCCATCTCGCCAGGGTGCGCACGATGGCCGGGTGGTTGCCCGCGCCGGTGGCGGCGAGAGCCTCGCGAAAAGCCGGATCGGACAACTCGGGGTTGCTGGCAACTTTGGCAAATGTCTGCAGCGTGCCCGGAAGCTTGTCGCCCCCGATCTCCTTGTCGGCCTTGATTTGCGCCTGCCACTCCGCGTTCTGCTGTTCCCAGACGGTCTGTTGCCTTTGGGTAGCGGTTGCGAGTTGCCTGGCGGCCAGGTCGATAAGGCGTTGCGCGGCGGGGCCGGTTAAACCGTGCTCCTTTGCAATATCCGTAAAATCGGTGAAA